TAATTAGATATATTATTAAAATTGAAACACTTATAGCCGACAATATTACGCAAACATGGCTGAGTCAATCTATAGGTACAAACTTGCAGAGGATATTTATGAAATAATTATTGGATTTGCCAAACTGCACCAGTTTGATGCTAGAAAAGATTATAAAGAGGCGTGGAAATCATTAGTAGAAGCACGGGAGGTAGAGTTCACAGCAGAAAAGGAGAGATTAAGCCGACTGGGTTATAAAGGAGATGTATTAGATAAAATGTACAAGAGTGGTAGATATTATTTCAAAGGAAAGTCATCCTCTAAGCACGCCACCTCATCCCCCAAGCCACGAACCAAGAATAGTACTATTAAATTAAGTAAAGGTATGTTAGAAACGATAACTAAACATATTAACTTAACTACGAGAGCAGTAAAACCTTCTGATGGATTTGAACTATTTTGCAGAGACGAGGAACAAACAATAAATGCAGAGGTGGAACGAGTTGGGATAGAAGAAAAAGACCTCTTAATGACCAAAATAAAAAAATCGTATAAAAATAGATATTTTACGATACAAAAGAAAAAAGATATATAATATATGAGCAAACTATTAAGTCAGGGAGGATATGGGTGTGTGTATAGACCTGAAATCAAATGTTCGGGGAAAACCGGTTCCAAGAACCGAGTTAGTAAATTACAGAAACAAAATTATGCCTCCAATAATGAAATCAATATAAGTAAGTTAATTAAAACCATAAAACATTATGACCGATATTTTTTACCGGTTTTAGGATCCTGTGCTGTAAAGTTATCTAATATTGACGATGAGATATTAAAGCCGTGTGAGGTAATAAATCAGAAATTTTCATATACGATACTGCATTTTCCATATTTAGAAAATATTGAGTTTATAGAGTTTTTTTCTACTACAAAAAAACCAGAACTACATTTAATCGAAATGTACGAGAGATTAGTGGGTGGGTTGCTCTTACTTTATAACAAACAAATAGTGCACCATGATTTAAAACTGGACAATATTTTAATTGATGCGAATAATTATACTCCTATTATTATAGATTATGGTATAAGCATACACATGACTACCGTAAATAAAAATACTTATAATGATATATTTTATATATATGCTCCCGATTATTATCCCTGGTGCATAGAACAACATATAATATCTTATATCGTTCAACACCGACTTAATGAAGATAATGACTCTCCCCTAACCCAAAAAGAACTATACCATATTATTGATTTATATACTACCAATACGTTTTTTAACGCCTTTAGTAAATCATTCAATCAACAATATAAGGAGGCCCTAAAACGGTATGTATCTCCTTATATTAAAAAACCCCCTCGCCATATTTTAGACGAATTAATCAAGGAGTACTCCTCGTGGGATTTAGTTGCCATAAGTATTTTATTTATAAAATTAATAAACTTGGTGTATGAACGTAAGCCGATTCCGAAGATCATTGTATCCCTTCTGGAGATTTTACTATTAAATATATCACCAGACAGACATGACCGATTATCCCACCAGAAAACCAAGATGGCGATAAAGCATTTAAAGAAACGAAAATAAATAGAGTATGGGTAAAAATAAGTTTGGAGGTAACAAGGCAAAAAAAATGGCAAGAAAACATAATATACCGGTAGAACGCAAGACCCGGTTTCAGAAGGAGGAAGGAGAGATATATGGATGTTGTAATAAAATACATGGCGGGGGGCAAATACAAGTAATGTGTATAGATGGAATAGAGAGATTATGTTTTATACGTAAAAAATTCAAGGGACGAGGTAAAAAAGATAATATTATTAATATAGGCACGATTGTATTAATCGGTATGAGGGAATTTGAAACCGTATCGGAAAATAAATTACAAAAAAGCGATTTACTAGAGGTATATTCCGCCATAGATAAATATAATTTAGAACAACACCACCCTACTCTCCAATGGGATAGGTTTACGTCGGTTGGAGTAGTGGATACATTTCAAGATACCGATACCTCCAAGACTATTGAGTTCACTGAACAAGAAGAATTAACTACATCACCCATTGTAGCTCTAGAGGCGCCTCTGTCAGAAGCGCTGTGTAGTTCGGAAGAAGATATTGATGTAGATGACATCTAGTTCATCATACACGTATATCTCTCCTTCTGAATGGTTTCCTGAAACATTTTCCATGGAGTTACCGATTTCAATCCATCCATTCCCTTTTCACAGAACAAATTCAGCAATACCGGACTAAATCCTGAAAACATGGTCACCCCCTTTTGTGAGCTTAACGTAGGAAACCCATTCGTAGATCTCAGATTCCAAAACAAAATATGCGGCGGAGACCATGGTTCTCCCGTATGTTTTAAACCTGCTTCCTTATACTTTCTCTCTATTTTATTCCACATGGTTTCATTTACAGACTCATTTTCCGAGTAATCAATCTGCATATCCGAAAATATAGCCAATACCAAATTACTTACTTGTCCTGCCTGGAGCTTTGCGTCGATGCATGCTTGCAAAATTAATTCAAGCGCCGCCGTAAAGTTGGTACTATAACCACATTGCGATCTCTGAATTCGTTTCACATTCGTCACAAACCCGTCTTCTCCCAACTGAATCCATTGTGGTTTGTCCGCAAATGTTAAAATTCTGTTTTTTAATGCAGACTTATTTGCTACCCTTAACGACAGCCCGACAGCCGCATTATATGCCTCGTCGCATTCCATTGACCCTGACGTATCACACATCGCAATCATATTTCCTAAATTTCCTATCATGTCATTCCCATCTAACCACTGGGCGTTTAATAGATTTTTTTCTGTAAGACTGGATGCCGTAAGAGCATTCTTAACCAGCTCATTTACACCTACCCGCTTACCCTTAATTTTTCCCCCATTCGCAACTTTATCATTCACCCATTCCTCAAATAATTGCGCGCCAAGCACTCTGTCGGTATCATAGGATCGCGTAGTTCCCTTTTTGTTAATATTTTGGAAGGCCTTACGTTGCCTAGTTAACGTAACCGATGTAACACTATCCCAATTTAATTTAGCATACTCTTTTCCACACTGCTTGATCTGTGTTGTATCTAAATGAGCATTCAGCGTACTCAGTATATTCCTATAGTCCTTATACGCCTTGCGCTTTGCTCTACTAATCCTATCATGCGAATATGGCTTGGTATTCTTTGCGGTTTGTATATAGAATGTAAAATACCTTTCCGCTAATGCCTTGAACATCTCTTTAAACTGGCTAGACTCCCTCGGAACCCATTTAGCACATAGCGAAATCTTCGCATCAGGATCATCCGATAAAGCTACAATATCCTTATATAAAGTCTCATTCATTAACTGTAACATATATTCTGAAGTATCTTCATGCCACTCGTAATTAGACCATAAATACTTAAAATCCCTCCAGGAACCCAACGGATGCTGCGTAGACTTCAGCGGTAATGGGGTAACATAATAATATAGAATATTCTTTACCATTTTATTATGGCCCTGCCTGTCTAATCCATGTAGCAAATGCATTCCTAAACCATATTCTCCCTTGCCATCAATTATATCTCTCGTTTGCATCGCTAATCTATATAAAATATCCATATACACTTCATTGTTATCGCAATCGTCCAGTAAATTTCTATACGTTCCCTCCAATTCACCCATTCTCTGTTTATTACACCTAGTCAACTGAAAAAATAACTGCATTATCCTTTCTTGGATATTATTTGACCAGCCATACTCTGTATGTCCCTTCTCTCCCACTTGCTTCGGCGTAAAATTGTCTAGTGCTGATACTACCGATGCCATAGTTACACTATATTGGTCATAGTTTTTTAAGTTGTTTTACGTTTTGTTTTATTGTGAGTGAGGCGTAAATGTTTGGTTTTGTGAAGAGAGACGGGTTTTTCTTTAAAGATGAAATATAAAGCGTGGATATTTTCTAATATACATAATCCGGGTTCAAACGGAATATTATCTAATGTAGTAATGGATTCTAAAAAAGTATCTTCCAGATTTTCATTAATGTATGCATGCAAATCATCTTTGTCTAAAGTATTGTTATATTTAGCAATAGACAGTATTTTAAAAGTGTCTTTTGTATTTGATTTTATAATATGTAAAAGGGTGTTTTTGTCTAATATATTATGTTGTAGGGGTTGGGTAGTAATATTAATTTTTTCTAAATTATTGTGGATATTAACATACAGTATATATATTTTTATGCTAGCAATGTCTTCTTTGGCGAAGGTAGTTTGGTTAATTAGGTCTTTCTCTTTATTTTCATACTCTTCCAGCCAACTCGTATCAAATAATTCTTCCATTATATATAAATCGGTTTTATATATAATCAATCTAACTCATCGTCATCCATCTCTCCTTCCGATGCTTCGGTAAAAAACTGCATCTTTTCGCATTCCCAGGAATATATATATGGATTACCATTATAATATCCTCGGTCCCATTCATTCATTCGACCGATACCATATCTCATCTCATCTTCCCACTTATAGGTTTCATTTCTCTCTTCTAACTCCTGGATAGTTTCCTCCAACTCTAGGTAGGCTTTATTATCAAATATATTATTTTCAACCTCCATGGTTTCCTCCTCTTTTGAGGTAGCTAAAATATGTTCCCAATTAGTATGTTTATTGGTCATAGTTTGCTTGCATAATTCTGGATACTGCGCGCTGGAATAATTATATGTTGGTTTCCTCTGAGCTCTTCTCCTTCTATACATATCTATATATAGTGTTACTAGTTGTTTATATCGTAACACTATATATATTCAAAAAATTGAAACCATTATCATCGGGTATAGGATAGATAATCATGACCCGTTTCACTACAATCACCGCTCTAATTCTGTTGCTTACGTGTTGTCCCGCTGTTTCTGCCATATTTGGGGCATATAAATGTCCAGAAGGACATAGATGTGTCCGATACCGAGGTGGATCACTGCTGGATACAATTGATGATCCCGGTTGGAATTATCACGAGCCATTCCTGACCACCGCCGTTCCCATTGAAACCGTCTACCAAACCGATACTTTACTAAATGTTGCCTGCGCATCTAACCAAGGCAGCAAAGTTCATTTTGATATCGACGTCATTAATAAGCTTGACTCCTCGGATAAATGTATTTTGAAAGTCCTCAAAGGATATGGCTTGAAATATGACAAACCCCTCATTTACGATTATATTCCTAGTGAAGTAGACCAGTTTTGTAAGAATTTCCCTCTAGATGATTTGTATATTACCAAGTTTGACGAAGTCGATGACATTTTGCACGCTAAACTTGTAGAAAACCTCAAGTCGTATGGTGTAGACGATTGTATTAGCGTTAAAGGTATTCGTTTGCGAAACAAACGAGTATCAAAGGAGATGCAAGAACGCTATGAGCGGACTGAGCAACTGAAAAAAGAACAGGAGCATGCTAAGCAGGATGCCTCTAAACAACGCATTCTTCAAGCCACCGCCCACGAAACCGCCAGAGCAATGGCCGAACAAGAGAAACTCACGCATCAATACGGCATTGATAGGACCCTAGCCGAAGCCAAATCTAAAGCAGAAGTTCAATCCATTAATAATCTAGCCGAGCGAAAGAAAGTCCTCATTGCCGCGAAATCTGCCTCTCAAGCCACTATGCTTGAAGCCGAGGCGAATAAAGAACTTCTAACCGAAGCATATCTGGAATCGAAACGATCCGAAGCACTCCTAAGCAACGCTAAATTAATTATTGACCCCACCGTCTTTTCCAACTCCAACACCCACTCCTATATGCCCTTGAATATGCTCGGATGACTATCCGGTGTGTTCTCTTAATTTAAAGTATTTTAAAAATACAATATTAATAATATATTTTTTAATGAATATTTTTCATATTTTTTAATGTATTTTTTAATATATAATGGCCGGCGGACTATTTGGAAAACCTTTTGCCCTAAACCCAAAATGTATTGTATTTTCTATTCTCGTGATGGCTCTCTTTTTATTTAAACCGGAATTTAAAACAAATATTACTTTAGGGATTGCTCTCTTTATCATATTTGTTCTCTCTTATGTCTCCATGGCGTGGTATGATGCTTTTTTTGATTGCCGTATATTACCCCTGCAGCGTGGAACGGTTGGGGGGCTAACTAAACTATTTAAACCTCCTCCACATATGCCAGAAAAACAAAAACCCAAAACCTCCGATAAACTAGAAGGCGAAGATAAACAAAAGAACAAAACCCTGATATAT